CCGCCGGTACTGGCCGTTTTGGTAAGACTTGGGTATCTGGTACTCGTGGTACATATCCTATAACTATTGAAGGAACCAAGTCAGGAGGGCCTGTAGACTTTCTAGCGCTTCGTACTAAACTAGCACGGGCTCTAGACTGTCCAGATGGGCCTAAGAAACTACAATTCGACGACCAAGACGGTAAATACTACATGGCTGTTGTTACAGGACAACCTAAGTTTACTGAAGACATACAAAACAGCAAAGTTACAGTCTCAATATCTTTCGATGTTCCTGATGGACTCCTCCATTCTGAACTGACAAAGGTACTTAACGCGGAGACTACTTCTGCTGACGTCGGCTCACTTACCAAAGATGGTAAAGTCGTCAAAATAACTTTAAACAATGCAGGAAGTGCACCCGCTTACCCTAAAATTAGAGTAAAGAACAATACAAGTAACGGTTGGATTGGTATTGTAAACAAAAATGGTATTATGGAGATCGGTACAAGCTCGGCTGATAGTAGAGGTACTAACATAGCTACCGGAGCATACGACCAATCGCATATGTTATTGAGTATTGCCCCAAATGATACCAACCGCTGGTTACAAGGAACCAACATTACAGCTAAATACCGTAATGTCTCACCTTTACCATTTGCTAGTCATGCTGAGGTTAATGACATGACGCTCAACTGGAGGGCTAAGGGTATTGGTGGTCAAGGGTATGATGCTCCTGGACTACACTGGTCTGGCTCTGGTGGCAAGGGTGTTGGTCGAGATTGGGGATGTACAATTTATGAATATCCTCTATCGCCTGATAAGGCTGGTCAGAAAGGTGCCAAAGACTTCCGTTGTGACTTCACAATGAAGCTCTGGGCCTCCAAGATCGGTCAGACTGGTCTTTTGTCTCTACTATTTATGACAGAAGATGACCGACTTATTTGTGCATATAGTCTTGACAAGCCTTGGACAGATAGTGATATGACAATGCAGACATTTACAACCTCTGATATCCATGCATCAGACTTAGCTAGACGGGAAGAGAATTACTTCGGTTCAAATGACAATGAGCCAGGTCAACAACGACCTAACCCAGGCTTTAACAGTCGTACGGGTAATGCCTATGTTATTAAGGAAGGACCTAAGTTCACATATAGCTATGCTGGAGCGCCTAAGACAATCACTGACTCATCTAAAGAACACCTCTTATGTACTAAAGTATGGGTTATGTTTGGTCGTCTTAAGTATGAACGTCCTGACGTTGGATATCTTAATACGCTATGCTTACAGTCAATTCGCTTCCTTAAAAACCATGCTCAACGTTATGACCTAGTTCCTAACAAGTATGGTGTTGGTAGTGAAGTTATTGTAGACATGTATGAGGGTAAGATCTCATTTATAGCAGATCCTGCATCTTCCAAGAAGGGCGTATCTGCAGAAGGAGACCTTATCAACGGCTCAAGGTATTTCACGATACCTCCTGGCGAGTCTAAACTAGAAATTCATTCTTCTCCATTTGTTGACGTTGCGCCTGATGTGACTGTCGAATGGGAAGAAGCTTGGTTGTAAGAAAGGAGGCCGAAACTTCAAAATGAATAGAAAACCTGCATGGCAGTTATCTGTACATGATAACGCGATGAACGTGGTAGATCATATCAATAACGATATACCGGGTTCTCTTAAGTATTACAACGAAGAGTTTCATCAATTCTGCGGTAAGGGTTCGGCCACCTTTAAATTTACTGTAGATAAATACACAAATGGTCAACTTAATGAACGTATTAGTAACTTGACATCTGAGGCATATATATCCTTCCATGAAGATGGAGTAGATTATGTCTTCAACGTGATGACAAGGAAAGAGACTAATACAACTATTGAGCTAGAGTGTACGTCAACCAACCTAGAGCTACTCAATGAGAAGACCCTAGCTTATGAAGCTACTGAAGCTCTGACATTCTTAGAGTATGTCGGCAACATGAATTTGTTTAGTCTTACTCGTATTGAGTTGGGTGTGTGTCAAGTACGTGACCGTAAGTTAAAGCTTAAGTTTGAGTCTGAGGAGGACACATGTCTTGCTCGGATTATCAAGCTTGTTGAGGCCTTTGATGGTGAGTTGGAGATTATAACTCGATTAACGCCAGGTGGTCAGATTGATAGGTATATCTTAAACGTATACAAATCAAGGGCTATTGCTGGAGATCGTGAAGAAGGTCTAGGCCGTGTTCGTACTGATATCAGGTTGCAGATGGGTAGAGACGTCGTGTCCGTTGTGAAGAAAGAGGATAAGACAAAACTATTCTCCGGTATTCGTATGCGGAATAAAGATGGCGCCTATATTACTCAACCTAAGGCTAAAGAGGTCAAAGCCGCAGATGGGGTCCATACTGAAATCTTTTGTACGCGTAATTCTCATACGATCTATGCCCCTATATCCGCTAAGCTCTATCCGTCTGTGAACAAAAGGGATAACTGTGATAACTGGATTATTCGTGATGTAAAGACTGAGTTTACTACTTCAGAAGAAGCCTGGGCTTACGGTGTGCGTATGCTTAAACAGTATATGTACCCTGTTACTACTTGGGAGATTGACTTAAACTCAGCTATTGTGCTACAACAATACGATATTAAGATTGGTGACGTTATTTTCATTACTGACGAGCACTTTGCTGGAGGGCTTCTTATCCGAGCTCGTATTACTGAGATGATACGTTGTTCTACAGACCCTAGCAAAACTAAACTTGTTCTATCTAATGTGGTTGCGACTAGACCATCGAACAATACAACGCTGATGGCTACAATGTCGCGTATGATAGCAGAGGCTCAAACTTTCAAAATGAATGTAAAAACTACAGGCCCTACGATGTTTCGTGAGGTATCTGATAGTTGTGAGTTCATACCAACCTTATTGAAGGGTAATTCCGAAGTTAATGATGCTGAATTCATCTATTATATAGACAATAAGCTAGCTGGAACAGGCCCTAAATTTAAAGTGTCTAAGGCTAACATAGGAACTAGTGGTGTTGTACTTGTTACAATACAAGCTATCTATCAAGGTAGTATTGTTGAGTTCCAAGACATTACGGTATCAACAGTTAATGATGGGGTTTCTCCAGTTATGACAGTTGTACACTCAAGTAATGGTGATACGTTCAAGAATAATGTCATTGAGACTATCTTGACTGCTAAACTATTTAGGGATGATACCGAGATTGATACTAAAGGTGAGGCCTTTAACTATATTTGGACTAAGACTCTAGCCAATGGTGTTGTAGATGAGGCTTGGGGGCAACGTCCTGAGTCTAAGAAGAAATCTGTAAGCGTGACTAATATCGATGTTAAAGATAGGTCAACATTTACAGTAGCTATAGAAACTAAGTAAGGAGGTGTGTTATGGCTATAATTTCAACAGGTCAGATTACGATTGTAGACGTAGATGACGGAAAAACACAGTATACGCACCTCGCTTATGCTGATGATATTTCTGGTGGAGGTTTTAGTAAGACCGATACTAATAAGAAGTTTATAGGTATCTATCAGGACTTTAATGCCTACCAAAGCGACGACCCTAAGAAGTATACTTGGAGTAAGTGGCAGGGTTCTGATGGGGTTAATGGTGTGCCTGGCCAACCTGGTAGAGATGGTAGAACTCCATATGTCCACTTTGCTTGGGCTAATAACGCAACTGGTACAGAAGGATTCACAACGTCTAAGAATGACACTACACGTAAGTACATGGGAGTGTATACCGACTATACGCAGACAGATAGTACCAACCCTGCAGATTACACTTGGCAACGAGTTAAAGGTGAGGATGGGGCTAATGGCGTTCCGGGCAAACCTGGAGCTGATGGTCGAACGCCCTATGTTCACTTTGCTTACGCCGACTCTGCTGATGGTAGAACTGGATTTACTGTATTAGGCGGACCTGGTAAGAAGTATATGGGTACTTACACTGACTTCAACCAGCCAGATAGTACAGACCCTACTAAGTATAAGTGGAGTCTTATTAAAGGTGCCGATGGGGCTAAGGGTGACCGTGGTGATACTGGGCCTATGGGTCCTGCTGGCCCTCAGGGAATTCAAGGTCTACAAGGCCCTAAAGGCGATCAAGGCATCCCTGGTCAGAAAGGTGCTGATGGTAGAACCCAATACACTCATATAGCTTATGCGGATAACGCTAGTGGTGGAGGGTTTAGTCAAACTGATCAAAACAAACCATATATTGGTATGTATCAGGACTTTACTCAAACTGATAGTAGTAATCCAAGCTCTTATCGCTGGACTAAGTGGAAAGGGTCTGATGGAGCCAACGGTATTCCGGGTAAAGCCGGCGCTGATGGTAAGACATCATATATCCACTTTGCTTATGCCGACTCTTCTGATGGTAGAACCGGGTTTACTGTGAATGGTGGAAGTACTAAAAGATACATGGGTACATATACCGATTTTACGGAAGCGGATAGCACAGATCCTATTAAATATAAATGGGTGGATGTATTAGGTAACGTAGAGCTCGGATATCGTAATATACTACTTAATACCTCCGATATGGTACATTTTCATATTCAACATGGCCCTGCTGGAGACATGTCTTCTATATTTTCTTATGATAGTTCCGATGATAGTATTGTCATAAATTCAGGAAATCAATCTGATTATCGATTTTGGGGAGTGTCATGGGACACCTCTATCCGATCAGTAAAACAAGGGGAAGTTTTTTCTATAAGACTTCCTATTTATAGGGATACTAGTGTTCAATTAAATAGTAGCGTAAACTTAATATTAAAGAATCATGCTAATAATACCGCTTTATTTAATTATGATCTTAGTAAATCTAAACCAGATTCATGGGAAGTGCACAACATAACCTTTACTGCCATTAAAGACTTTGACTTTGATGGGTTTAACTTTTATATACTTATCTCAAAGTCTGGTAAAATTAAAGTCGGACGACCAATTATGGTTCGAGGAAATATCGTACCTAAAGATTGGATCGCAGCTCCCGAAGATACGGAGAAACAACTTAACTCCAAAGCTGACCAATCTCTAACACAAGATCAACTTAACAAATTAGCCGAACGCGGTGCTCAACTTAAAGCTGAGATGGATGCTAAGGCTGCTGCTGACTTAGTTGAGAAGTGGATAAACGAGATAAAGAATCTTTCTGCTGTAGAAGAGGCCGGTCGTAAAGAAGCGGAACTCGCTGCTATTCGGGCTAGTGAGCGTATAGTTGACTTACAACGTAAAGTCGGAGAACTTAAACTTATGACCGAATTCGTAGATACATACATGTCTCAATCAGAAGAAGGTCTTATAGTGGGTCGTAAAGACGGCGCTTCTAAGGTACTCGTTTCAAATGACCGTATCTCATTCATCTCTGGTGGTAAAGAGGTCGCATCTATATCTCAAGGTGTTCTACAAATCGATAATGGGGTATTTGTGAAAAGCCTTCGTATTGGACGGTTTGTTACAATCCAAGATCCAACTAACTTAAATAGAAATCTAACGATGTTTGTAGGAGGTGCTTAATTGTATGGTACGTGTTAACTTTACTGGAGATTACGGTCCTAACCTACAGTTAGACCTCTTCTCTGCTTGGAGTACACCAATTGAGGGTAAGAATGCTTCATTGGTTAATGTACAAGTAATTTTAATTGCCAATGGGTATGCCGCTATCTATGGTTCATATCCTAGAACATTATGGATAAATGTTGGCGGGATACAAGAACAAGTTACGGTTGATGTTGGTATTTCACAAGGTCAAGTAAAACCTTTACTTCAAAAGAACTATGAGATACCTCATAATCCTGATGGTACAAAATCTATAAATATTTCAACTGCTATCGATATTAATATCGGTGGGTATGGTGTTGCTAGGGCCGCATTCGATTTACAACTTCAAAATATAGCTCGTGCTAGTAAGGGTGGCGATGTTAGTGCGACAATCGGCTCGCCTGTTAATCTTACTATCAACAGAGCTAGCGATGCATTCTTCCATTCTATATATGTTGAATACGGAACATGGAAGCAGTCTATTACAGGAAATACGGTTACTACGAGTTATAACTGGATACCACCT